CGCTCGATCTATCCCAAATCGCGTTAACTTGAATCTTCTGTGTAGCCATTCATTCCCCTTACTGCCACTTGATGCTGATGCCGTCCGTAGCGTTCGTGCCGCCCAGCTTCTGCACGAATGCGTTAATGGTGGTCAGGTAGTTTTTTGCAGTGCCATACACAACGGATGAAACAGTAGCTCCTTCCGTTGTGTCAGTGAGAGAGTAAGTCTGCGCACAGGATAGTGGGTTGCCGCACCAGCCGACAAGCGGGAAGATTGGCAGAGCAGGTGTGATGTTGTTGACAATCTGAGAACCGGCCGTGAAGATTTCTACGTTAGACACCCAGGCATTTCTGACAGAGTTAGTTGTGCCAACGGCCCCGAGGAACAAACTGCACTGATGCCAGAATGGAGTACCGGCACCTGAGCCGACAAGCCAAGTGATGTACTGATTGGCAGAAGAGTAGACTGGAGCACCTGCTGATTGACCGGAGATGCCACGCTCAAAGCAGACAAAGTTGGCTTGCGTTGTGCTGCCGCGCCACATCATCATGCCGAACCAGTTCTGCCCGTCACCGGACCAGTCGCATTCTGTTGAAGTTGCGACAGCATTGTCAACCATGCACTGCTCCGTCAGCGAGACGTTGCCGCTGAGGACTCCGGAGTTAGTGACATACCCAGTACCGAACTGGATCGTAAACATCGGCTTGCCTACGTTGCTGCTGCAACCGTATTCTAGCTTGATGTAGAATGTCGTCAGGCCGCTGCTGACAGCGGACCAAATCTCCATGAAATACTGCGACCACTTAGTTGTGTCAGCCGCTGGAGTGGTGGTGTTGCTCGTAGAGTTCGACAAGTTACAAATCCAAACGAAGCCGCCGTACGTAGCGACCTGACCTGCCGTGTACGTCTGACCAGACAACCATGCTGAAGCACCAGCAGTGCCGAGATTGAACATTGTGCCAGCGAGTGCAACACGCGCGTTTGCGGACATCGCAGGGAAACATGTCGCGCCAATTAAGTTTGAGCCGACGGTTGGCAGTGTGCCACCTGTCCAGACTGCATTGTACTGATCGGATGTCTTCGTGAATCCGAGTGCATACAGTGCAGCCGCGATGCCAGTGCCAGTGCCGGCAGCAGCGGTGATGTCTCCAGCCCATCCCTGAAAATCAGCATACGATGTATTGTCACCGACGATTGTTTTCTGAAGTGTTGCCATGATGAATTCTCCCAGTCTGACAGAAGAGTGTGACTAGCTCTCCATCGGAACGAAGTAGATAGTTGCTGTTATTGCTCTCGATGTTACATCCAAGTTCGTGATTGCCGCATAGATAGCTGTGCTCTGCGGCCCGTCTTTGTTTGAGCCAGGAATATCTGGTGAACACAGCCATGTGTACTTGTCGCTCGTGTCCAAATACAAATCTGCGATTACACCATGCTGTGTCCCCGGAACTGGTGGAACGCTATTAGCTCGTGAAGCATCTGCTGTCCGCGCTGCCGCTGTGCTGTAGAGTCGCACGCGAGCCGGATAGTTCACAGTGATCATGTACGCAGTGAACATCTTCGCCATAGTGAGCGTATCATTTTCTGAAGCATTCGCTGCAAGAGATCCAGTCGTAACAGCCGCACTCGTTCCTGTCGGAGGTCTGCTACTTCCACCAGTATCGCCGCCGATGACAACACCGTTTCCTTTCGGGTACCAGAGTGTTGAAGTGCCATTCCACCAAATGCCAGCTAAATTCGATGTCACTTCATAGCTGTGCTGCGACAAGTTTGCAGATGGAATAACAACAGCAACAGAGCTGTTCGGTGCTGTCCAGAGGAGCTGCAATTCATAGTTCGGGCCGCTGCCGTGCTGCCACTCCAGAATGAAATCGTAGTACACCCCAGCAGTCAAGTTGATCGTGAAACTCTGTGTGTACGCTGCGGTTCCGTTTGCTGACTGCGCTGCGTCGATGTTCGCAATGAGCAGCACACCGCACAGAGAGAAGTTCACGCCGTCTTGTGAATTCACTCCGATAGTGTACAGGCCGGAGACAGATGGAATGATGTAGCCAGCCCATGTGGCGTAAAAATAGCTGGTGGCTACTTCAGCCGGAAGAGCATTGCTCCCTGCGACTACGTTCCCGTAATTGATTGTCAGCTCTGAACTCATTTTAGGCCACCGCTCCCCAACTCATTAACCGCTGTCTCGGACTTCCAATAGGTAGCGGTGTGCGACTCGGTCCGGCACTGATAATCAAGCCACTGCTGGCATCTACCGACCCGCCATTCAGTCCAGGAACAGTGAAGATGACGGGCGTCAGAGTGCTCAAGTCTTGTGCCATGTTGCCGAAGTTGTTGACGCTCTGAAATTTGAAGTAAAGTGTGACACCAGCCAATGCTGGGTCGTAAGTGTATTTGTAGACAGCACCGTCTAAGCGCATGAATAGCGTCCCCGCGGCATGTGATGAGATCGTGCTGCCCATCTGCCCGCGGCGGATGTAGCCGGCCACAGATGGTGCTCCAAGATTCATTGTGTACTCATTTTGGCCTGTAACGGTGCAAGAAGAGTAAGAGACAATTTCTTCATCTACAAAACAAAGCGTGTTCCCGCTGTCAGCATCCAACTCTGATCCTGATTCTAATGCACCGCAGTTCTGAGCAAGGTCAACGACAAGCACATTGTCGATGTCAGGGTCAGAACCGTAACCGAATGTTGAAGCCAGCACGCCCATCCGCGCTTGCTGCGTGATGGTTCCGATGTTCTGATATTTCGTATTGTCTTGAGAAACCCAGATTTCGCAACTTCCCCAATCAACCGAGTCCGCTCCGACTGCACCAATCCAAATTTGATTCCCCTGCTGCCGTGTCAACCGGCTGGTCGCCTCAAACATCACAATTTCAGTGTTGCCAGGGCTTTTGTAAGCATTCACGGTGCTCTGCCCAGAAGATACGCCTTTGTTGTAAAGTGTGGGCATACCAGCCGCAAAAGTTGTGTTCTCAAATTCAAAGTCGATGAAGCCATCCGGCTTGTCTACTTTCTTTGTCACACGCAAAGTGATGTTGACAAGTCCGAGGTTGATGTTATTCAGCCCAGCGGCCCACTGTGATGAAGTGCTCACACTCACCAAATCCATCGGCTCAAGGTAGCTGTAGACGAATGACAGCGTGCCCTTGTACTTGTTGCGGATGTATCCAAGTCGCTTGATCCGCATGTTCGCTGCGAACGTTGCTGCACTCAACTGACAAATATCACTGAATGTCTGCGGACTCTCGCGCAGTTCTCCGTAGCGGTCGATGCTCGCTTGATCAGACTCCTCAACCAAGTCATTGCTGTACTGCACGGCGCGGTTTGTCCAGTTGATACTGACTTTGTTGAAAGCATCATAGGGGTTGCCGCGTTCCATTTCAAGCGGGTCCTTGCCTTCTTTCTGAACAAAGCAAGTGTCGTCCAGCGCGACTACAACAGATGACGGAGCAATCCACGTGCAACCGTTAGCGGCTGCGGACTGTGTTCCGTAAGGGACAAGCTTCAACATGCCTTCACTGAAGTATGCGCCGCACTGGAACATCTCTAGCCATTTTCCAATGACTGTAGAAGCAGAATCCTGTGTCTCTAGATATGCACTCAGGAAAGCATTGTTGGCCGCAAAGTAACTGGACGCCGTATTGTCTACGGTGCGCGTGCCTAGTACAGCGGTAGAGTAGTAGACAACAACGTAGCAGTTCCAGACGGCACTTCCCCATGCAGCACCAGGTCCAACTTGGAAACCGACACCGAAACTCGAAGCATTGATTTGTGCTGGTGTTAGCCCTGCACCCCAAGAGTCCGTGGGACCTCCCTGCACATTGCTGGTGTTGATATTCACTGGCACGGTGCGGAAAACTGCCGCTACGCCAGCCGAAGTCTCAAGAGAAACATTAAGCACTGTAGGTGTGTTAGTGCCATGAGAATCGAATCCGCGAGATGTCCAGTGCACTTCTATGCCAGTGATTACGGCCGTGCTCGGAATGCTGAAACCGAAGTTGCTTGCATAGAGAGTCTGCGATGATCCAGTCTCAATGAAAGCAGTGCCAGGACCGTAACTGCCATTGCCTAAGATTCCGTTTGGATTATCAACTCTAGTTGGGTTATACCAGTCGCTTCCAGTTTGTGCGGCAGCAGCAGGATTCTTTTGCTGCGATGCTGTGGGAGCAATTGAGCTGCCTGCACCAGCTCCCCATGTGCCGCCGGGGCCGTTGTCAATGCAAGAAGTATGGAACGGCACAGAACCGCTGCCTAGTCCCCAGACAGAGTTAGTTAGCACTTGGAAGATCGCGGTTACTGGGTTTACATCTATGATTGGCTTGCCTTCATCACAACCACTTGAGTAATATCCACCATAGCTCCATGGTGTTGTTGCTTCCACAGTGATGTTGTGCGGCGCGCCGGATGAGCCGAGTGTCATCGGACCAAAAGCAAGATATGCTGTGTTGCTGTAGCCGAGTGCTTCACCGGGGAATGCTGGCTCAGTCGGTGATTGACCGCCGTCTTGATTTCCAATCTGAACAGTGCCGCCAGTAAGAATGAACGGCCAGATTGCTTGCCCTCTCCCGCCTCCGAAGAATTCAAACTTGAGCAAGTTGCCAGTGTTGCCAGGCGTCGCAGAGTTGTTTTGATATTGCCACTTCATCAGCACTTCTTGATTGAAGTCTCCGCTACCTCCAACATAAAAAATGTAAGTCGCTCCGCCTGTGCTAGAGTCCCCAGGAGTTTTGAAATGATACTGACCGGCGGCTGACGGAGTTCCGGGGACAGATTGCATCTGAACCATTGTCGCTCCGGTGCCAGTAGTATCGTAGTACCAAACTCCCATGTCTTTTGTCGGTGTGAATGTTCCGCCGACAGTGATCCTTCCTGAAGACGGCACAACACCGATCTGCTCGTCCATCATGTCTTGGATAGTGTACTGATAATTCTGAATTGCAGTCTTGCCAGCGTCTGAAGCGCAGAAGTGATATGAGTTGCCTGTCTCAGCAGCATGACCAGCATGTACTTCATACACGCCGCTCGGATTGATGAGTGTCAGAGTTGTGGCTGTAGAAGCTGCGCAAATGAATGTGCCGTTGTTCGCAGCAGTAGCAAAACCAGTGACTATGAATGCGAAGCCGATATAAGCATTGGCTGCGCCGGAACTGTACGGTGACACACCGCCAGTGATTGTTCCGGTGTACACTGTGTTCCCGCCGGATGCATTAGCTGCCGCACTCAGCACAAACGTGCCGATGCTGATCGGGCTAATACTGTACTGGCCTGCAGTGAGCACCGTTCCATAAGGAACTTTCGTCAGCGGAACGTAATCCGTGCCGCTCAGCACTGTTGCTGCCGGAGCACCATAGTCATTGTAAGATGCACTGTACGTTGTCTCAAATACGACTCCGTTATCTGAAGCAAGCAGAGCAGCGTTCGCCGGTGCGTACACACCGTTGGAAGACACGGTGAAAGTGTTGCCGCCCCACTGCTTGCTCAGCCAACTTTGCCCATCCCACACATCTGCGATTGAAGTTACAGGACCGTTACAGAGTGCAGCAATCACATCACCGGCATAAACATATTGTGAACCACCCTTGCCACCGCCCTTGCCGCCAGCATCAGACTTCCAACTTACAAGTCCGTCTGTCCAAAGAATAGTCTGATGGACGCGCTGCTGCCCCAGCAAGGCTGCTACAGCCCTGCCGTAGGAACTCTCATTCACTTGGATAGCGTTGATTCTCGAAGATGCTTGCTTCGCGCCGCCGAATACGCCCATTTTAACGCCCGTCTTTCAGAGTGAAGAATCTTGCTGCTTTGCCGACTAGCACAGGACAGCGTTTTGCATCTGCATACCGCACACCGCCATGTGCAAGGCAGTGAATAACTAGCGGCCACTTCACGATGATGGCAGAGTGTGTGTAAGCCATCGCAATTTTGAACATGACCACATCACCAGCTCTTGCTTCATGCTCTTTGATTTCATCCATGAAGGTCATGATTCCGCTGAGGTACTCCGTATCTTCTTGATGCTGTCCAATCTGAAGTGAGTAGTCAGTTGGAATTGCAGCCGTTGCCTCTTTCTCTGTGATGTGCCCCATGTTGACAAAAACACCAGCAACGAACCCCAAGCAATCAGCACCGTAGTGCTTGCAGCGACTCCAGCCGCGATACGGCGTATGCAGCCACTCGGCCGCTTCTGCGATGATGCGCTCTCTGTCCTTCGTGTATAACATTGCTTTATGCTCCGCCCAGCACAGATGCTGGCGGCGGCATGAAGTCGAAGCCACCGTACTGCAATGAGTTGTCAACTGATCCGCCAGCAGCAGTTTTCCTTGTCTTGCATGAGGGCAGTGCTTTATCACAGCCAGCAAGAGCACTGAATGTGTCACCAACCGTAACTGGAAAGATGAACGGCGGATCCAGTGCTAGATTGCCGCCAGCATCTGAGGTAACGTTAGTAGACAGGCCGCTGTTCGCGCCCTGAGTGCATTTAACAGTGCCCTGCACAAACCAGCCTACAGCTTGTGTGAATGCCGAAGCTGGCTTGAGAACAGTCTGTGTGCTGCCGGAAGCGGCCGTAAAATTGACAGTGTAATTCAGCGGATCCAGTCCGCAGTTTCCGTCTGTCCCGCAGAAAATCCACGGGCAAGAAGGCTGATACAGCCGCGTCGGTACTTTGCGGTTGCAGATGTAGAGCGGGTCAACGCACTCGAACACTACATGCTGCCGGCTGAGTTCTTTGAAGCTGCCGATGGTGCCCGTCCATTTCGGTTCAATTCCGCCAGCCGGAATTGTTCCGTAGCTTGTCATGTACACCGTATAAATGGCGAGTGTTGCCCCATCAAAGAGTCCGTTCGCTGCTGCATTGAGAAGTCCACACGTTTTGCCGGGGTACACAATTACTTGTGTAACTGTGCACGTCAAGTCCATCGTGTTCGTAGCAAGGCTGAAAGTTGCTTCGCTTGTGATGTCTCCGCGCTTCCAGCATCCCCACTGCTTCGCACTGAATGTCGTAATGTCACCGGGAAAGCCAGAAGTGCCGGCAGGTATAGTCAAGTCCCATTGACCCTCTGTTGCAGTCAGTGTGTCACCAGTCGGCAGGTAGATAACAAAGCAATCTGCCTTGAAGCAGTTTGGATTGGCTTTGAGCCATGTAATCAGCGTCGATGACATCAACCTCTTCATAGCACACTCTCTGTTATCTGTGACGCGCTGTTAAACGAACTCTGAAGTGAACTTGACGGCCGCAAAGTCCCACTGGTCAGAGCCACTATTCGTAGTGAAACAGCGTGTCGCATCAAGTGTGTCTTCATCGAACCGACACAGAAACTGAAATGTTCCGATCCATGTGAGCGTAGCATTGTTCGCAGGAGCTGATGTGAAGGTAACTACGCCAGTACTGCTAATCGAAAAATCGCCGGGAGAGTATTTTGCAGTGCCGCTGACTTTGAGGGCTGACACAGATGCGAACTGAATAACGTCCCAAGCAACACCGCCGTACAAGCGCGCGAGTTGAAACTGAGTGCTGGTCCCGTTGCCCTTAACAGCCATCGGCGTTGCAGAGCCCGGCGTCACGTCAAGCATTCCTGAAGTAGCAAGCGACACTGTGCTGTCTTGCGGATCAGTGAACAGAAACAGTCCGCCCAAACTTTTAGCCGCTATAAAAGTGCCTTGGAAAATAGCAGCAACAGATGTCGGTGCATTCTCATTACCGAGAATTTTCTCCATGTCGAATTCAAATGACCAAGACGGATACGGAGTGTATGAAATAGAACTGTTCCCAACATTCGCGGCTGTCTTCTGCGTAGAAGTGTTGAGCACAGGTGCCTTGTGCAAGCCTTTCACCATTGAGATCGGCAGAAGCGGCATTGTTGGATAGCTCATACTTGCTCCTTCCAAAATTTGAGATATTCCACTGCTTTTAGAAGGGTCTCTTGATTGTCTTTAATATGCCCTAGAGCAAGATTGCATTGATGGCACAAGGCACCGCGCCATTGCCCAGTCTCATGGTTGTGATCTAGGCACGGCTCTGTAAGTACAGTAGAACAGATAGCGCAACAGTGACTTTGCTTACTCAGTTGATTCTGAAGATGCACATGCGCTCCGTTGCCGTAGCGGCTGTCACAATAGGCAGCTTTGGTTTTATCTGGATTAGCTTTCCGCCACTCCTTGCAATATGCATTCCTTTTCACTCTCGTTGCCGCAGTATAGATCATCGGTTTGCCCGCCTTACTGCACTCGTGACATGTTTTTGAAGCATAGAGGAGTGCTTCTTTATCAAGCCCTCAAAGCCGGCCGCATCAACAGCATGGACGTGCACAGCCACATGTGTGTCTCCGCCGCGATCAGCGCGGCTGCTGCCATTGCTCTTGACTTGCTCCGTCAGTGCTTTCGTAACAACAGTCTCCCCAGGCGTCAACATTGCTGGGACTGTATCACCGCTGCCGTATCCAGGAACTTCACCACCTTTGTTGAAGGCCATTGCTTGTGCTACAGCCATGCCAGCCGCGATCGGCGCTTGAATCATGTTTCCAGGATAAGGCATTGCTGACATCACAGACTCAAAAGCCCATGCACCAGCTTCACTCGCTGCGAGTGTCTTCATCGCGGCTGCTTTCGCTGTTGCTTGTGCAACTTCTTCTGCATCTGATGTGACGGCTGTTGTCTTTTTCTGAATGAGTCCCATCACATAGACTTCAAGCTTCTTCAGCTCTTGCTCAATAACAGACTGGAGCAGCTCTTGTCCGACTTGCCGCATCTCTTTGCCGAATCCCTTGCCAGTCATGAGCGTCTTCGCGAAGCCTGCATTCACGCTGTCAAACCCTTTTTGAAAGGATGTCTGGAGCATCTTTGCAGTTGTCGGCAAATCACGATGCATGTCTTTGACCCACTGGCTGAAATCTCCGCGTGCTCTCTTCTCTGCAACGTCAGCAGCATTGATCGCAGCAGCATTCTGTCCTGTTAGAGCAGTGTTCTGCGCGATCATTGCATTCAATTTTGCTCTGGCATCACTAGATGCTTTGATCTTCTGTGCCTCATCTCCGTCCCCTTTAGATGCAGTCGCAGCAGCAGCAAGAGCAGCCGCATTCGATTGCGCTGCTGTCAGCTCTCTTGCATAAGCAGCTTGACGGTCGGCTTCTTCTTGCACAAGGATCTTTTTCAATTCCTTCTGCTCTTCTATCTTAGAAATCAGGCCGCTTGAAGCAGCACTTTTTATGCCGGATTCCGCAACTTTCAATTTCACTTCCCCGAGGCGGATAGAGGCCTGTGCTTCACTCTCAATGGACTCGCCATTCGCTTTGCGGACAGCTTCTTCGCCGCGGAGACTTGTTTCAATCGCTTCTGCTTTCTCTTTGGCGGCGTTCTCATTCTCCGTGTAGAGTTTCTCGGCGGCAGTGTTATCGCGCTTCTGCGCCTCATTGTCAATGTTCGAGAGTTTAGCTCTGTGCTCTAGCTCCAAATCTTGCAGGTGAGCGTTGAGCGCAGCCACTTTAGAAACGGTAGTCGCGGCGTCATCATTGCTGCTCATCTCTAGCGCGATCTTCGCCTCAGTGAAATCGCGCTCTATTTGCAGGCGCTTGTCAGCCGCCGCTTGCTCCGCAGCAGCAAGCTGCTCTGATGTGATCTTGCCAGCCGCATATTCTTTCTGTGCTGCTTCTTCTGCAATCTTCACCTTTATCTCAGCGCTTGTCTTCTTGCTCGACAGTGCGCTCTCTCGGCCAGCCTGCTCTTCAGAGTGCGCTTTGTCAGCAGCAGAAATCCTTGCGGCTGCTTCTTTATCCTCTTCTATTTCTTTGATCTTCTCCGCTGCATCAGCCTGTGCTTTTAAGAGGTTCAAAACTACAGTTTGCGCTTGAATGTCTTTCTCTGTGCCCTTCGTAACCTCATTCGCAGCGACAACAATGTTGCCGAACTCATCACGCACTTCTATTCCTGCGCTCTTCATGTCTTCAAGCTTAGCTTTCGCAGCATCCAGTGTTCCCGCGAGCAGCTCTCCAGCTTCTTTCACCTGACCGTTGTCAATGAGTGCTTTGTACTTCGCGGAAAAATCTTCAAGTCCGGCTTCCGCACCCTTAACATCACGATCGAATTCATACCATGACGGCTTCACAAGCTTGAAAAACTTCTCAGCTTGCGTCGTAGACTGCGCGAGGAAGGCATTCAGCTCTTCAATAGACTTGTGATCTATTAGCTTCAGCTCAGCGCTGAGGCCGGCTACTTTATTATGAGTCAAGTCATCGAGCGTCTTGCTGGCCTCGAGGACCTTATCATCCAGTGCGCCCATTGCTTTGGCGCCTTCACCGCTCATCTCTATCAAAGAGTTCTGAGTCTTGCGGATGACTTCCAGATGCTCATAGTGCTTCTCGATCAGCTTTGCGATGATAGTAATTGCGAGCATCACACCAACAATCGGCAGCATCGCAGCGAATGCAGCGCCGACTCCGGGAATCTGTGCGATCAAACTGTTGAGGTGACGCGGAAGAGGAACACCGAGCAGGTGCTCAGTCAACATCAAGCCGCCGCGCGCTTCACCCATCGAAGTGCCCATCTTCTCGCCGGCTTCTTTGCCTTTGTCGCCGAACTCAACGAGCAGTGTATTCGATTTTCCGAGAGAGTCTGTGAACTCTGCCGTCTGCGCTTTCAGATTTACAACCAGCTCGCCGATGACTGCCATGATTTTAGTCCTTGAACCTGTCTACAAGGTTCTGGCCGGCCTCAACAAAAGCTGCGAGGCAGGCATCTTTACTTGACATCCAAGCACCATACAGAAAGTGTTTCGCTGGAATGTTGTCAAGCTGGTGCTGTGCCTCAGTCTTCCGCTTGTGCGACCGCACCATTCCAGAAATTCTTTTCCCAAGCCGTGTGTTCGCACCGAACTCTAAGAAGAAGGCAATGATGTCAGCAGCTTTGCCTCGAGGATATGCTTCTGTCCCCGGTCCGATCTTCATGCTCAACTGCTCACCACCAGCGGAAGTCTGCCACTTGCTCTTGCTCCCGATAGTCTCTGCCATGTGTCCGGTGCCCTTACCAGACTCATCAGGGACAGCAGCTTTCATTGCTTCAATAACAGGTGCAGCCGCTTTCTTCTCAATCATTGTGAGGTAGCGTTTCGTAGTGCGCCGCAACCGATCTTCGGACAAGAGTTCTTGCAACTCTTTCAGTCCTTCAATCTCGATCGCAGTGTCCGCTGCTCCCATGTGCTCACTCTTCTTTCAAACTCGGCCAGCACTCATCGAATATCTTCTTGCTGTCCGTTCTGCCGCGTGCATTCAAGCTTGCGATCACGTTCTTCTTCGTCTTCAGCAGCGTCTCACGTGTTGTGCCGTTCGGCGCAGCAGCGACCGCAGTCTTGATAATCTTCTTGATTTCTGCCAGCTCTGCTTGCTCTGGTGTCTGCTCTGTTACGAAGTCAATCGGCGCAATGATCGGTGAATCTTTTGTGCGGTGCACATTGTACACGGCTGATGCTGTCATTGCGTGTGCGAGTCGCTCATACTTATAGCGGATCCGCTTGCGCTGACAGAGTGCATGAAACATTCCCGGAGTCAGCTCACCAAATTCTTTGTACGATAATCCGAGATCGTAGCGCGCAACTGCCCACAACTCTAGCCATGTATGCGGCGGCTCCTCTAAACGGCAGGAGTCGCCTTCTGAGGGTTTGCAGTTACGCCAGCATCTTCTTTCTCTACTGCCTCACGCATCCCCGGGAACATGTAGAAGAAAATCTCGTCACTCAACAGCCGCTGAGCCATCGGGTTCAGAGCATCAATCACTTCATCCAGCGTAACGTCTTTGTGATAGCGGTTCAAGCCGGCATGAATGATCTTTGGAAAGTCTTTGCCGGAGCTGATGTCTTTCCAGTCAGTGATCCTCTTCAGGTCGCGGCTGGTTGCTTCTTCTGCTTTTGCGATTGCGCGGTAGTCAAACACAAGACGCCAAGTCTTGCTCACTGGATTGCCGGCCGCATCTTCCGTGTTCACTGTCAGCCTGATCTCCGGCGTGACTGTTGATTGAATGTCAAGCACCTTCATTGCTGTCCCCCTTGTTTCCTGTTCCTCAAAACTTCTGTCATTGCAAACCATGTTTCGTAGTCATAATATCCGCCCTTGTGCCAATTGCAAATTGAGCAGCACACAACTACATTGTCAGGTGTATATCCGCGGAGACTATCTTTGCGGTCAAGGTTGTGTCCGTTACCGTTTATGTTGATGTTGTACTCTGACCACCTAATCGGCGACCAGCAGTAGTGACACCTATCAAGCGCGGTGAACTTAACAAACTCTTCGTAAGAAAGCGTGCAGTCTCTGTTTCCTCCAGCAGCACTTCGCTGTAGAGAGCGAAACAAAGATTCAAACGGCCTTAGTCTCGGCCTGCCCATACACACTTATCTCCTCTGTGCCGCAAGAGAGCACATCGCAGACACTTTCTACCCGTTAGAGTAGGTAATTGGGCCTGAGACTTTGATCTTCACATCAAGTGGGCAAACCTTTGCCAGCGGCAAGCCGCGGGTCACACTCTCAACGATGCCGAGGAACGACGCGGTTCCGAGGCCGAGCGGATAGATCACTTGACACTGCACAGCGAAGCCCGCATTCTTGACCGCCTCAATTGCGATCTGCGAGGAGTCACCGGGGTAGTAGAAACATTTCACGTCTACCGTTCCGGGCTCTTTCGTTGCTCCGATGTAAGTGTCAATGCCGTCAACGGACAGCATCGTGGTTGTCTTGTCAGTCGCAACCTTGTCGCCAGCAAAAACGACATTCTCAACGCCTGCAAGTGAAGTCAGAGTGGACGGATTTCCGCCGACCGGCTCGAACTCGAAAGTGGTCCCTACAAACTTGTTACTCGCTTTGCAGCGGGAAGAATCTCTTCGGATCCCTCTCTCGTGATTCTTCTTATTCTCACGAGTTCAGACTATCGCATCGCTCTTTCGAGCGCCCTCTCACTTAGTCGTTCACGGTGCTTTTCAGCTTCCGCCCTGTTAGCATCTCAGCTTCCAAGTCAATCAGAGTGGGTTTTATTAGGCCAAGGAAAGTTTAGCCTACAAAAGGTCCAGTAGTTGGCATTTCTTTTCTCTTTTCTTGTTACAAAATTTGTGAGAGTCTCCCCTCACATTATAGCTAAACTGTGACGCTCTTTTTCTTTGCGGAGGAGTTGTGCAGCGCTCATCCGATCACGCGTCTTTTGTGATAACTTCCAATGCTTGCCGAGTGCATTACTGTTGCCTTGCCGTGCAGCACTCATATTCTTGCGTGCTTCTGCACTACGCGGCTTACTGCGAATCTCTGGATGAAGCCTCAAATACTCAGTCAATTCTGGATGCTTTACTCCCAGTCCTGGCTTGATAATTTTATTCCGCTCTTTCAAGTACGGACGAGGTCTGCTCAACTTCTCAAGTGCTTCCACAGTGTGCTTGTAGCCAGTTGAACCTTCACCGCCATCAGTTCTGTTTCTGAGAATTCCTGTTCCGCTGTCCTTACGTCCGAACAACCGAATGTAGAATTTCTCCATCTCAAAAGCTTCGGCTTCTGAACTCCAAAACTGAATCAATATCCGAGATTTTTCTTTCGGCTTCGGCACTGTACGAAATGCAAAGAAAGGACGGCTCTCAACACCCTTTCCAACATAATAAGGTGTAGCATCCTCACGCAAATACATGTACGTGCAGAATCTTCTCATAAGCAATGTTCGGAGTTGATTTTAGAGCAGGAAGGGACACACAACTGCTTGTGAGACGCCACATCCTGAATCTACTTCAACCACCGGTCTTTCTGCTGCACTTGCTTGTCTTTCTACCGCAAACTCGTGGCAATATGTCCACATAGTGTGACGGGCATTATGCTGTTTCATTGAAGATCACAAGGAAAGTGAGATCGGTCACGAACATTGTTCCCTTGCCGATCGGAATTTTGCTGTCTGCTTCTCTCCTCAACCATACCCCCTGTGTCGTTGGGACAGCATTAGGCGGGACAGCAAGCAGTGTGTCTTTCACTATCTGAGCAAGCTTCTTGGCTTGCTTGTAGTTTGATCCGTAGCAAGACAGCATCCAGTGCGCTTGCCGCAGCGGGGCGGTACCAACCATAGTCTCTGCGAGTGGTTCCCCATCTGCTTGTGAGTAGCAGATGTACGGCATCGTCAGCGCTGGCCCGTCGAGTGCTTCAACAGGGAAGAGCCCGTTCGTGCTGTCAGAACGCGAGGACGGAGTGCCGAGCAGTGCGGTGACTGCGGTAGCGGCAGCAAGGAATGTCTGTAGCTCTTCAACTAGCATAGCAGTGTCCCAGAAGACTGTGACATCACTCAGCAGTCCCAGTGATTGTTCTTTCCCTTTCAAAGTTAGCCAAGATATTCTGCATAGCAGGCCAGATTATAAACCATAGGCTGGCTCGTGTGAGAATCGGTGTACCCAAAATTAAAAGTTATCGCTGTTGCTGCCTTTGCGTATACGTACAAATTCCCAGACACCGTGGTACCCGTAGTATTCGCTGCGGATATCGTCGGGGTTGTAGGATTGCTTGTCTTCGCCACGGAATCCTGAGGGTCCGTATAAGTGACCGCAAAACCTGTTGTACCCCCAAGCACTGACGAAATATCGGATGCTGTCGTAATTGCGGAGCAGTACGAGATGCGATACATTCCTGCGAGTGCCGAAGCTACAAGGCTTACCGCCGATTGCGCAGCGGTCTGCGAAACCAACCTAGCAGGTGCAGCAAGGATAGGGGCAACCCCCTGCTTGACCGTAGCAACCCCATTGTAGGTTCCAATCAAACCTGCGAGGGTCAGCGTGGTGAACTTCAAACTCCCTGAGAAGTCCCCAGCAGTCCCATTACCTATCGCAAGAGATGCTGCACCGAGGCGGGAGATGCCAGCGTCCGGCACAGGCAGAGACGAGACATACGGGGAGCCTATGGCCAACACTGATGCGGCGAAAGAGGCAACGCCAGTCCCTATTTCAGCAACAAACTTACTCCCCCCCGTAGAGTCAATAATTTGCATTTCCCCCGCACTGTTAGCGGATAGTACTGCGACACTGCGATGTTCATACCGCAGGTTGAATTGCTTTGAAGTGCTGGTCAAGAACCCTAGGTCTACAAGGTCCAGTCCGCTGTTAATGAAGATTGCTCCAGCGGAACCAACACTGTTACGCAGGGCAAGTTGTGTTGTGCCAAAGGTATCCCCCGTCTGCTGAAGCAGTAACTGAGCAGAACCCGTGGTAACCTCAACACAACTGAGCGTACCGCTCGCATCCCCAGCAGTCCCATTACCCACGGCGAGGGATGCCGCGCCGCGGCGGGAGATACCAGCGTCTGTGCCGCCAATGTCAAGCAGGGGCACTCGCACGGCTGCTACGCCTGTGCTACCACTATGTGTAAATGTCAACGTGCTAGGACTGTTCAGTCCCGCAGTCAAGGCTGCGATGCCAAGCGACCACGAATCCACGCCTGCCACCGCACCTGTAGCCCAATAGTTAGCCGCAAGGTTGAGCAAGGGGGATGCGTTGGTTGACCCTACGGTTCCTACAGTCGTATTCGCCCACGTCCAGTTGACTGCTGAGGTCTGGTTAAACGTCGTATTGAATCCTTTGTTGGAAAGACTTAGGTCAGCCCCTGCGTTGCCGAGGGCAGACCACAGGACTGACCCTGAGGGTGGTGTCGGAACAGTCCCTGTAATGTCTGCGTAGTTTATCTGTGCCCATGCTGGGGCAGCAGAGATTGCTCCGTTGCCTGTCTGGCTCAGGTACATCTTGGTCGTAGTAATATTGCCCGCCAACCGATGCAATGCGGGCGTGCTGTCAACGTACAACGTATCGCCGAGTGTGGTAAGCGGGGTTTGTCCTATGGCGATAGAACCGCTGATGTCGGTGTAAGCGGGCTGACCCTTGGCGAAAAGTCCCGTCGAGGCGTCGTATGAAGTTAAGAATTGGTGAGCCGAGCCAGAATCGGTAACAGGCAGTGTCGGCTTGCTGCTCAAATCCGTGTAGCTGCCCGATGTCGCAACCGTCGCCAGACCAGAAACGTCGGTCGCGGCAGGTTGTGCCTGTGTGAATGCTCCAGTGGCAGAGTTGTAAGCGGTGACGAATTGATGCGATACAGCGTTGGTGTTCGCTGGAAGGACGGGCTTGCCGCTCAGGTCGGAATAAGCACCTGTCGTTGCGACGGTCGCGAGCGTTGCGGTTGCAGTGATGTTGTGTCCTGAAACGGAGAACGTAACAGTCGAGCTGTTCTGAAAGTTCGGAGCATTGACAAGTGCGCCGTTGATAGCGATTGAGCCGCCAGCAAGAGCGGAAGTGAGTGATTCAATAGCAGAGTCGATGACTTCAAAGTTGAGATCGATTTCCCAGGCAAGGGCAAAGGCATTCGTTGACGAGTTCTGCTGCTCAACTGCAAATGGTCCGTTGATGCTCAGGTTAAGGAACGACGTTCTATTTGTGGACATTTGAATCCACCCTCAGAGTCCGTAGTACGGACGCTACTGCCGATCGCAGGCCATCATGCTTTCGACTGTCATTGCGCTCTTGCTGAACTGCAAGAGCTGCAAGCCACCGCGTCTTCTCAGCTTTCAGTTGCTGAACAGCCGCAAGCAGCTCATTGTCCCCGATAACTGTGACATCCCCGCGCTCCCCTTTTTCTCCCTTGTCACCATGCGGCCCCGGCACAACAGAATCTTTGCCGTCATTGCCGGCAGCACCGCGATCACCTTTGTCGCCCTTGTCACCTTTGTCGCCGTCTCTTCCGTCATGACCGTTGCTTCCATCTCTGCCTGGGATCCCTTGCAGTCCGCGCGAGCCGTCTTTTCCATCGTGCCCGTCATGCCCGTCACGTCCCGGCGATCCGGCAACTGTTGAGTCAAGTCCGTCTCTGCCAGAATCACCTTTCAGTCCTCGAGGTCCAGGAGTTGTTGAGTCTTTTCCGTCTCTCCCCGGAAGTCCGCGAGGTCCAGCAACTGTTGAGTCAGCTCCGTCTCTTCCAGCCGTGCCAGGCTCACCTTTCTGTCCGGGAACGGTTGAATCCTTGCCGTCATGACCGTCTCTTCCAGCTGGCCCCGGCACAACAGAATCTTTGCCGTCATCTCCCTTGTCGCCTTTGTCTCCCCTGTCGCCTTTGTCTCCCTTCGGCCCAGGCACTGTTGAATCTTTGCCATCTCTGCCTGCTTCACCTACATTCCCTCGCGGCCCCGGCACTGTAGAATTGCTGCCGTCAACACCGTCTCTTCCAGAAGCACCTTGCGGACCAGGCGTGCGAACTGTTGCAGTCTTGCCTTCAAGCAAGTCAGACAGATTGAGCACTTCCCCGCTGAGTGCTGTCACCCAGACTTGCTGAGTGTCTTTGCACACGAACACCTTACCGAACTCTGCCTTCTCTGGCACAAGGTTCTCGGTCAGAATCATCTTCACTTTTTGAATGCGGCCCATTGTCTCACTCCGTCGGAAACTCTAATGTCGGTATCAGTTCATCACCGCGCATGCGTGCTGCTGCAAGACGGTGCCCGCCGTCACTAACCCAGAATCCGCCAGGCACTTTCACAATGCGGATCGGCGGCATCGGTGTGGTCATCGCAGCATACCGCGCGACAAGCTTCAGGTCATGCGCGAATGCTTCATCTGCCCGCTTCACATTCATCGGCAGAGAGAGCAAGTCAGCAACTCTGTGCGATGCATAAACTCGGCGCTCTAGCGGAATTTTAGACAACTGAGACATAGGCCTTGATCACGCTTTCACCGCGCAGTCTTGCAGCAATGACTCTGTGCCGGCCGTCGTGAATGTGGTTCCTTGTGTTTATGCGGACAGGCGGTGCTTCAGTCTTCATCATCGCATATCCCCAGCAGACTCTCCGAGCTACGTCACTGAGAAAGTATGTCTGGATGTCATTGAGGTTCGCTTGCCACAGAACTTCAACGCTCACTTCGCGCAGCGGCTCATTCTTGTGATTATGATTCGGGTCATCCATTATGCCAGACCACTCGGCTGGTTTGTCTTCTGCTGCTTGCTGCTGTTGATTTCTGTGCAGTTCAAGCAGAGCATCTTGTTTTTCTCATCAGGATTCAACACGCTTGTAATCTGAAGCTGGCGGCCTTTGAACCACACTTGCATCGCAGCATCTACCCCTTCATATAGCGGAGCAACTCCGCGATTCAACCACAAGAAAGTTTCGATGCTCGGATCACCGTCTTCGGTGAACACGCCTTCAACGTCACTCCAAGTGCTGCTGTCTGCGATGACTGCGGTGCCTCCCGGAGTCATGCACTGCTGCAAGTATCCGGCTGGATCCTTCACCAATTGACCAGCTGCATATGGCACACCGATTTGATAGTCTGGAGCGCCAGCAATATAGCGAATGATGACCTGATGAGTAGTGACTGAGTTCTCAGAGCCGGCTGCTGGTTGCTCAGCTCCGCTGACTGCTTCAACTGAAGCCCACACCTGAGCAAAGATCACATCTTCAGAAAGATTGATTCCGCCAGTGCTGTCTTGCACCGGAGAGACTTTCACAATGTCGATACGATGCCGCAGCTTGCCAGCTTCTAGCCGTCCGCTTTTCCAATTCAAAGCCATGTCTTCACTCCCAAACCCAACTACAGAAACACCGCAGCACTTCACTCAGGTGCCACTTCTTCAAAGCGCGCTTGCATTGCGGACAATCACGCATCCACATTATTGTCTCCTACCCGCGCGTCGGTTGCATGTCCATGACTCTCATCGACCAGAGAAGCATCTGCACATGCTGCGGAATTTCTTTCAGTGTTGCAGCCGTGACAGCTTCTCTGTTTTCATACCATGAATTGACAAGCTGGAGAATCGCAACTTGCACACGTCCGGGCATCGGCTGTGATCCAGCACCCTGCGGAATTTCTCCGTCAACAGTTTTCGTGTTTGAACTTGTATCGCCGAAACCCGCGGTGAAACGGATCCGCACAGCATTCGGAACATACAGGCACGGAGGCCACATCTGGCCCGGCAGTGGGAAGATACGCGCTGGCTCATTGATGTTGTCGAGCAAGAAATCTGTGTCTTGCTCCAGCGTCTGATTCACACCATTTGTATCTGTGTAGTCAATGCCTTGCACTTCAATTGCGGGTGGATAGTAAAGCTTAATCATCTGCGAATAGTTCCACAGCGTTGTAGAGTACATCGGCAGCGAATAGTAACTGGGCGGATATGCCATCTGGCTCACGGCTGTGTCGGTGTAGTACGGAAAAGAGTCCATTGTCTGGATGTAACTCTTCACCGCAAAGCTGCGTGAGCAGAACATCTCACAAGCTTCGCGGGCCGCAGTGATAAACACACCGATCAAGAGGTCGTCTGCATTGTGCTCAACACGGCAAAAGTTCTTCGCTACTGCGAGAGACACCGGCTCTGCGACCGGCCCTACTTGAACAATAATCCCCGCCATATTCTTACCTGCTTCTGAGCGTACGGACGAACCGGACCACTGCCGATTCTCTCTTTGGCTCTAATGTTGCCAGCTCAATGCCGGCACATGCGCACACACCGCCCTGAGATTCTGCTTTCAGCGTCAGTGCTTCTTTCTTCAGTTCAATGTTCACTCTGTCTGCTGCACCGCGCGCGAGAAAGCCGAGAGCAACTTCGTCGATCAAGTTCTCAAGGTTCCCATTCTTCATCCGGACCAGTATCATAAGTTCCCCCATGAATCAGTAAACTGTTACGCTGTGCCGAACCTCTCTGCTCCAGTCAGCAGCTTCGGCGGTGGCAACTTCTTTCGGCCGCAATAGTAGCAGCGGCCGTTGAGGTCATAAGAGGCACCGCTGCACGGCAGGCAGAACTCTAGACTCTTGAGTTCATTTATCGCATGTGTGTCGAGCAGCGCTCCGCAAGCATGTGCGCGGATAGCGTCATTCACACTCCAGTGAGCAAACACACCGACACCTTCTCACAATGTTCAGCAGAGTGTGACGGGAGACCGAGAACTATACTTGTGAAGGAGTGCTTGCAGATTGAGAGTGCAGGCGCTGCTCAAGTGTCATCCATGTTTGCCCGATGTACATCTTGCCGGACACTGAATTTGTGATGACGTAAATTGAGCCTATTCTCATATCAAATAGTTTACTACAAAAAGAAACTGGATACAAGCAGGTTCTCTTGTATCCAGTGATCTTTAACACTCGTAAATTGTTGAAATCACGAATGTTGCACAAGTACGTTCAAAGGATGTGTCCCTGCGTCGATCAACCGCGAGTCAATACGCGAGAAGCCGACATAAGCAACTTCGCCGTAATCCGCAAAGCGCTCGTCCAGACGGGCGATGGAGAGATCACGCACTTTGCGTGCGATGAACTTGCTCCACAAGCCGAATGCAACAGTCGTCGCAGAAGCGGCGATCTGTGCGATGCTCTGGTTGATGACGTACTCATAACCAGCGAGGCGGTCGGGCTCTCCCTCTTTCACCGAAGGAACCCACAACGGCCGACCGAACTTGTCGACGCGGGTCTTCAGATGAGCAAGAGTCTGATCGTGGAACATGAACTTCGCTCCCCGACGGTAAGTCGGGTCAACGGAGTGAATCAGGCCCACAAGATCCTGCCAGCCGATGCTGTTCGCGCCAGTGTTACCCACAACACCGTCATTTGTGCTGGAACCGGAAGCAGTCACTGCAACGGCGCCGGAAGCTGCAATCGCGGGGATGATCCCGAGAGGTGCATTCGATCCGTTGCCGAGAGTGAGGTAATATTCGTAGCCGCGGCCGAGGCGGACAGCGAAAGCTTCTTTCAAGAAAGCTTCGAGACTGAATGCGCTGTCTTGCATCAGTTCCAAAGACACGCGGACAAGGCCAGTAGAGCCCTTGTATGCGCCGAAAGAGACTTGCGATGCGAGCACGTTGCCGGGGTTAGCCTGCGGAGCAGCTCCACCCTGTGTGGGATAGTTCGGCGACGTGCCGTTATCCACAATCTGAGTGGTTTCGCTCAACAGCGTCCAAGCTTCATTCGTGTCATTGCTGGTCGGATAGGGCAGAACATTGCCCGTCGCCGTTTCCATGATCCGAATGCTCGAACCGTCCATCAGGTTCGCGTAGAACTTGGTGGCCTGCTCGATGTCATACACGAAGCCTGCGGGAACAAAATATCCACCCAGGTTGCCTTCAGTGTATGTGATGCTCTGCGTGCCAGCTTGCTGGTCGCGCTTTTCAGCAGACAGCCGCGAGAAAGCGGACTGCTTTACATGCACAGCTCTGCGCTGCTCTTCAGTCATGCTCTCCCAAGTCGCTTTCGCGGCGTCGAGCTTTGCAATCTCTGAAGCTGCTGCTCCACCGCGAATGTTTTTCGGACCATTCGTGCGGCCGTTCTGCATGAAATCGAAGTATGCAGCACGGTACTCTTTAGCAGGCGTAACTGCATCGCGCTGCTCAGGTGCAATCACAC